GTCTAGCGGCCCACGTCGGCCGAGGATTCGATGCCCCCCTCCCCCTGGGTGCCGCCCCGCCTGGGGGGCCGCACGTTCATGCACGCCTGTGCCCGCCTGTGCATCACTCACCCCTCGCCGTCCGTCGACTATGGCACGACTTACACAACGACCGCAGGTTGCCAGCATCCAACCGTCGGCCACCATCTCTCAGTGCAACCACATGATGCACCTCACTCGCCTCGCTCACGTATCCCTGATCCATGCAATCCTCACACAACGGGTGCCGACGCAACTGCGTGGCTCTCACCCGCTGCCAACGTCCGTCATATCCACGCCGGGCCGCAGACTCCCTTGTATCCTTCGCCCGCTTGCGTGGCCCGCAGACGCTACATACACTGCTCCTCACTAGCCCTGGACAGCCCGGCTTGCCGCATGCCACCATCACACGTTGGGCCACTAGCTCACCTCCGGCATCGCCACAATCGTTAGCACGCCCTGAGCGATCACCGTATCATCGGTGGTATTCCTCATCACATACCGATACGCGCCAGCCGTGGCCGTGTTGGTGTCGTCCTCGTCGATGGTGACCTGATTGTTGCTGTCGCCACCCACCGTGCCCGTGACGCTCCACAGTTGCGTTGCCGGGTCGCTCGGGTCGTACACCTGCAACTTGATCGTGTCGCCCGCCAGGCTCACCGCGTCACCATCGCTGTCGGTGATCGTCCACACGTAGACGCCTAATGCCGCGTGCTGATAGACAGTGAGGTTGCTATCACTCACAGCACCCGCTGATACGGTCGATGACAATGGAGTGACGGTGCCGCCCCAGGGTGCCGCCGTCAACCCCGCCCCCGCCGTGCCAATCTCGGCCGTATCCACAAGGATCGCCGCAACGTCGGTCGCCACGGGCGTAGTGATCGTGCCGCTTGTCTTCGTGGAGTCGTATCTGACAGTTGCGGGATCGACAAAGAGGGTCGCGTTGTCTTCCTGAATCAGGTCGTACTCATCGCCTCCCGGATCGCCTGCATCACTTGTAATGATGGTGCAATTGCGAAGCGTGACCGTCGCGTCTTCCTTTGCCCACACTCCCTGTGTGTTCCCCGTATTGTCTGCGTGGGTGCTTGTGACGGAAAGGGTGCAGTCCTCTAAGATGAAGTTGGAATCACCATCCGCTTCCAGTGCGGAAACGGCGTAGTCGGTCGCCGTGACCAGTTCCACGCCGAGATAGCATCGACGGAACACCACCGAGCAGTCGGTGCTATCACCGTCGTTCAAAGAGCTTCGCACCGCTCCAGGTTCCGCGCCTGCCTCCCCCACACCGGTTGAAATAAATGTGGAATCCTCAATCAGGCACGATTGGCCGTGGATAACCATTGCATCATAAGTGGATGTAATTCGCGAAGTCGTCACGGTCAGCCTGTCGGCACCAAGCACCCAAAGACCATCCGTTTCTCCATGCACGATGCAGTTGATGATTGTCAAGTCAGTCGAGTTATAACCCGTGACCCCCATTGCACCGTCGGCAATGTTGTGTATTGTCAGTGCCTCAAGTGTTACTCGCCCATTGGTGGCCGAGACAACGCCGGTGTTGAAACTTACGCTACCTCCATATAGCTTGCTCGCCGTGTTCGCTGCACCTATGATTGTTTGACCAGCTTTCGGCGTGATGGTCCGCTGGTTGGCCATCTGCTCGGTTCCGGCGAATGTTTCTGCACGGAAACGATCCACGGTCTCTGCCCCGTCGAACGACTCCTCGGCAAACTCGACAGTAATCACAAAGGCATTGGCCGTTTTTGATACGATCGTGTATTCACCGTCATAGGCGTCTGTGCCGGTAATTGTGATATGATGGCCGGCGCTGAAACCGTGTGATGCGCTATATAACGTAACGGTCCCGTCCAGGTTGTTCTCGGCATCAGCTGCATCCAATGTGGCTTGATTTCCAACAAGAACAATCTCGTCTGTCGTCGTGCTATCTATCGTCCATGAGCCATCGAAATAGGTCGTGCCCTCGATCCGAACTGACGTCACCGCGCTAAAGACGTGCCCGGTCACCGGGATGCCGAACGTGCCGTCTCCTTTGTTGACGGCTGCCGCGTTGTCGAGCGTCTCCAGCCCCCAAGTGCCCGGCCCAATATGGATCGTATCCCCTTCACCCGCCGCCGTCTCGATCGCATATTCTGGCGTTAACATCGCATCATCCCACGAGTGCCCGCCATTGCTGTCGTTGCCCGTGGTCGCCACGTACCACGTCGTATCGCTCGGCACCACCAACACCGTATCCCCTGGACATTCCGCCGTATTCGCCGACTTGTATCGCGTCTCGATCACGGTGCCCGTCGTAGCCACCGCACCCGTCGTCAGATCCGCGTAGTACCGCCCATTGCCGATCGCCGTCAGCGTGCCGATGCCCGTGTTCGTCCAGGCCTCGCCGTTGCTGCTGATCTGCGGTTGCCCGGCTGCTTCGCCGGTCTCGGGCGTCATGCCGTCCGTCGCGTCGACAAGTTGAAAATAGACCCGTCGCCGGGCCTCCGTCGCCTCGCTCACTTGGATCTCTCTCATGCGTCAATCCTTCCACGCTTGAGGATGACGTTCTGGTAATACCACGGGCTGCCCGCCGTATCCACCTCACCCGCCGCGAAACCCAAATTCATCAGCCACAACAACATCACGCCACCTCAATGTAGGTCATCGTCCAGGCAATATCCTGAGCCGCCGACGAGTTCAGTTCGATCGCCTCATTCGCCGTGTCGGTCTCCAGCCATCCGCCGGGGTTGAACGGCAGCACGAAGCCCGCCACCGTGTCCCCGTCCGCGTCGAGCGACATCGCAAGCGACCCCGCCGAACCGAACAATAGCTCATTGTCGCCGTTATCAAGAAACACGGAATTCGTGGTGGCCGACGTGGCGAAGAGTCCCAGTGCCAGTACCCGGATCTTCTTCCCCGCCACGGCCGCGACAAGGGTGTCTGTCGCCCCGACGCCCCCGGCCGCCAAACCCGACGCCCGCTTGATCGTGCAGGCCGTCGTGCCGTCGTAAGCCACACTGCTACTCTGCTGTGCGATCACGCCGCCGATGGTGTCGGTCCCCGCCGCGATGCTCGTCACGTCGACGTCGCCGATGTCGACGCCGCTGTTGGCCGCGAGTTTGCCGATGGCGTTGGTCCCTGCCGGAAGCGGCGCGACCACGTCCACCTGCGCCTCGCTGCCGGAGACGATGTTGTCGAGAATCTGAGCGGCCGTCACGATGGCTGCGATCTCGGTGTCGAGGTATCCGGCCACGTTCGCCAGGGTCGCTTCGGTCGCGCCCGCCGCCGTCGATGTCGCGATCGCATCGAGCACGGCGTTGTCGGTGGCGCTGAGATTCGCCGTCACCGTCCCGCTGACCGGCTGGGTCGCTGGCCAGAACGTGCCCGTCACCGCCGTCGTCGGTGCCGACGTGACGGTCACCGCCCCGGTGTTGCACGCCGTGATCTTGCCGTCGATGCTCGCGGCACTGGTGGCGATGTTGCCCGTGTCGGCGTCCATGGTGGTCAACAGCGCATTGCCGGCCGTAGCCAGCACCTCCAATGCCGCCAAGTCGGTCGCTATGGCCGAGGTGTCCGCGTCAATGGTGCCCAACAGTGCCACGCTCGGGTCGTCGCTTGCCAGTGTCACCCGCTGCGTGCCCGCCGTCACAGCCCCCGCGCCACCGACGATAATGGACTGACTCCATGAGCCCTCGGAGCCCGAGAGGATCGTGTGCGCGACGATCTGAAACTTGGCAGTATCGCCACTGAACGCCATTTCCGCCGAAGCACAGATCGCGCCCGACGTGGCGTTTTCGTTGAGTTGCACATTATCCGCCATGATTGTTCCCTAGCAAGAAAGAATTCCGCCGCCGATGATTTGCGACACACCACCGTTGCTCAACTCCGACCCGACCGTCATCTCGTTGTCCGCCGACGTGACGTTGTTGTACGTCCATTGCGCGTAAGCGGCCGCGTCCCCGCACGGGTCCGCGGTGACCCAGTAACGCCAATCCTCCATGCGGCCGTCCATGCCGCGACTGTTCCAGTACCGCGACAACAGGGAATAATCGTAGACGTTCGACGGCGTGGCCGCGTCACCAACGGTACTGACGGCCGTGGCTGCGACACCGTTGACGTAAATCTGTAATCCGCTCGCGTCGTTTCGCTTGAACCGGGCGGCGACGTGGTACCAAGTGTCTTCGACGATCGTCGCCGTATGCGTCAGGGCTGTGCTACCGACGTTGAACTGAAAGCGATCCGACCCGCCGTACAACCGCACGCCGAATGACGAGTAATCCTGTTTGGCCCAGCAGACCGGGTCCGCGTAGAATCCGTCCAAATCATTGAACCAAATCCAACAATCGACGGTCACCTCATCTTGTCCGTCCATCGAGGCATTCTCGGCGACCAACATCCGATCCCCAACGGCCGTCGCTTCACGCGAGGCCGCGATTACCCCCGCCGCCGACTGCGTTCCCTGCGTAATCACCGCGTTGTGGCCGTTGCCGGTGATGTCCGGCTCGGGAGACGACGTGCCGTCCATCTGGATCGCGCATTCCAGGCCGGACGCCGAAAACGCATCGGCCGCGCTGCTGCCGTCGGAGGCCGCCGCATTGCCGTAGTACATCACCAACGATGCTCCGCTGGTCGAATCGAGCGTCGGGATCTGAATCCAGAACTTCGCCTCGACGTCGGTCGACCGGCTCCAGAGCAGCCGCTGATAGTTCAGTTCGGTATCGTCGGTCAGCGCAAACCGCACGTCGTAGCCGTCCGCGCGAGCCTTCATCAGGTCCGAGTCGTTCGAGAATTCCAACAGCGACGGCACATCGGTCAGCGTCGCGTCGACGTTGCTCGCGCTCACCTCGATTTCGCGTCTGTATTGCCATGCCGAGAAGTCGGCCATTATTTCGCCTTTAGGGTGCGATGGTTACTTTTCCAATACGGTCACGCGGCGTTCCAGATCACTCAAACGCCCGCTGTGCTGGATACACTTGGGGACGCGGTTCTCCTCGGCCTCTTGCAACCGAGCCACCTTGACGATCATGTCGGCGATCTGCGTCGAGATGACGGCCAGTTTGGCGTGGACCATAAACAGCCACGGAACCAACAGCACGCCGACGCCGCCGATCGCTCCGATGATGATTCCCCATTCTTGAATGCTCATCGCAGCCCTCGCGCCATGGAACGTACCCTCATGTACATGGAGCACAAACGGACGCCCCAATACATCGCCACCCGCCGCCACCACGGGACACCAAGTTCCCGCATCGCCTCCCGAAAGACCGCGTCGGCCATGAAGCGACCGCACGTATCTTGTGAGCATAGGTAGTCATGCACCACGGCCGCGCGGTCATAGATTCCGGTCGGCGGGAAGATCGGCCACAGTGGCCTGGGGACGCTTGCAAAATCGGTCACGAACCCCTCGGGGACGCAGACACGCAACCCAAGGCCCGACGTCGGCTCGCCACCGAACAACAGCGGCGCTCGCAGTCGATACCGCGCGCGGCCATCGTCGGTCGTGCCAATGTATTCCGGTGGGAGTATCCAGTCGGTGAAGGTCATCGCTGCTCGATGTCGATTGGGTTTCCGTCGGCGTCGTAAAATCGAACCTCGTATTCCGTATCGGGCACGTTTGCCGCCGGCACGGGTGTCGGGTCGGGCGCGTCGGGTCGCATCGCGAACAGCCCACCGAGCACGATCCCGCCGACCACCAACAACTCGCGCCAGCCCATGCCCCGGCTGATATTGCGGTTGACGACCACCTCGACGCCGTCACTCTCGGGGATGTCGAGCGCCTTGTAGGTCGCCGTCTTCGCAAGCTCCCGCCGCCACTCCAGCCCCTTGTTGAATTCGGTGTAGGGGTTCATTTCGTCGCGCTTTCGGCCGTCGCAAATAATGTTGTCACCTCCTCCGCGAACCGCTCGCCCTCGCGTGCCATGTCGAGCGCGAGAAGCCGCGACGTCCTTTCCAGGTCGACCGGCCTCCCCTGCTCGATGTCGTCAATCAATGCGTCGATCCGACTCACACCCCGGCCGCCGTTTTCTCGTTCGGGTTGCCGGTCAGGCCGTAGCGGTTGGCCATCGCCTGCTCGACATCCAGTTCGTCGAACTTCCGGTCGGCAATGATCGCCTGCCGAGCACTGGTCAGCGCGAACGCCTTGCCGATCACGTCGAACGTGGTCGCTTGGCTTGTGCGCACTACGTCGTTCATGTTGATCGTTTCTTCCGCCATGTCTCAACTCCTTATCGCTTGGGTGTTCGGGGGACAATTTCGTAGAATGCCACTCCGCGCGGCATCTTTTTTAGCACCTCCCCGACAATGATGCTTATATCCGTCTGCGATATTTTGGTATCGCCTTGGGTCTTGATAATCGCTTCGAGCGCCTCGACCCGTCGCCGCAGGTCGGCGCACGGGTCGTCCGGCACCACGTCGACAACGACCGGCACCTCGCAGATCCCATCGGGACAAGTCCCCGGACATTGCGGAGCCTCCTCGGGCGGCAGTGGGACCTCTTCCGGTTTTTGGATTCGAGGGGTGCAACGCGGCTTATCTCGCTTGTGCCGGCCGAACAGCCCGCCGTCGGCGTCGTAGTCGGCCGCGAAGCAGGCGAGTAGTGCTAGCGTCAGTGCGATGATCGTAGCGTTTTTCATGATATCATCGGGCCAGACATGTTGCCCAGATGACACCATGCAGACACCCTTATTCTTTTTTCTGGTAAATGACACTTCCTCCAGTCTACCGGCCCCAACAGCATGTAATCGTTTGGCATTTCGATCTCGTAGACGTATCCATTGACCAATTGACCGTCGAGGTACACGTCTGTGTCTACGATGCTTCCTCGGTCGCCATTCTCACACAACGTCCCCTCATCCCCGTAGAGATCCAAGTCAAACCATTGCCGAAGATCACTCATCGTGCCACCCCCACCGCCCGACCACCGGACTTGCGCCAGTACGCCAGAAACCCGGCCCTCGGGTAGCACTGGATTTTGTCGGTATGATTCGGGTCGCTGATAACCGCCACGCCCGAGCGATACCCACAGAAAACCACCGCGTGCATGCGCTCCTCTACGCCAGTGCCTCGCCGTGTCCTCACTCGCTTCTCCGCCATCCAATCGATCACCACCCCCTCGTGCCGATCGAGGAAAGAGGCGTCACCACTGAACGTCGCCACGACCGGCAGCCCGGCCGCCTTGGCTGCTCGGGCAATCGTTTGGTGGGCAACCGGGCCGCGATGACTCGCCCGCCACGCGTCGGCCTGCTCGAGCATCCCGTGCATTCTCAGCACGGTGACAAACGACGCATGGCCGCACGACTTGCCGTAGTTCGGCTCGCGGATTTGTTGGGGTGGGATCGTCGCCGCGCTGGCCGAGGTGGCCAGGAGGAGGAGCAAGAGCGGAAAGCGGAAAGCGGAAAGCGGTTGCATGTCCGCTAATTTGGCAAGAAAAGACGAAAAGACAACAGCAACGTTGTCAGGTCCTTATGGGCGGGTTGCAATCCACCGTCGTGTGCGGCAGGCAATGCACGGCCACGTCGTCACCGTCGCCTGGCATCCGTCGCACCATCGCGGCTCACAGTCCTCGGCGTCCGGGACCGAGACGTTTGGCAGTGGCTCCAATCCGACCGCCTCGGCGACGATCCGATAGACGGTCCGCTCGTGCAGCCCGGTCAGTTCCGCGATCTCGATCACCTTGTAACCATCACCACGCAGGTCAAGCACGTCCTGGCTGGTCGCGAGTGGCGTTCGTTTTGGCATCCTTGCCTCTTTGAGTTACTGGCTCCCGAGCCGCGTGGCTCGTGTTGGTGTGGCCTGGACCGCCTTATGCTCGACGATCTTGGCGTTCTGTCCGGCGCACGTCGGGCAGATCCGATTGCCCACCCAGAGCGAGTCGAACAGTCCGCCGCATTTCAGACAGCGGCGGGGCGTGGTGTCTTTGGGGCGACGGGCCATCACTCACCTTCTTTCATGTTCAGTTAGCTTTGAGTTATGAGCCGTGAGCTATGAGCCACGGCTTTGGGTCGGTGTCGTTGTGGTAGGTCATACCGGATTCCGCCAATGCTCCCCGTCACACACTAGCCGCACAATCGCCCCGGCTTGAAGCACGGCGGGGTTGGGCCCTGTGATGATGTTGCCGCCCGGTTCGATAATGCCATACGGGTCCGCCGCTTGGACCGCCACCTGGTCGCCAGGTCGCCCATCTTCGATCGTGTGGAGCTTCGCGCCACCGTCGAGCACAATCAGCGGCACGGCCTGGGGGATGTTGTAGTAGTAGCTCGCGGGACGCATCGACACCGACGGACCCGACGTGACGACGCTGCCGGTCAGTGCGCCGTCGATCGTGTTGGGTGAGTCCGGTTCGATGCTCAGCGGCACATCCTCGACGAACCCGACCCCACGAATCGTGTTGGCGTGAAAGCCCTCACGGTGCGTAACGACGCTACCGAGGTTGCCCTGCCCGCCGATATTGCTAAACGTGTTGCCCGCCACGTCCATGCCACAGTCAAACAGGGAGTTGCACGCGGTCGCGTCGACGCAGTGGATGCCGTCGAATGTGTTTTGTCGAGCGTACCGGGCCAATCGAATCTTCGACCCCGGCAAATCGTTTCCCTCGAATCGCAACTGCCCGAACCCGCATGTGCTCACGTCGGCGAAGAGCGCTGCCGGGCCGTCGCCGTACTCCACGCCCTCGAAACCCAGTCCGTCGAAACTGGAATTGTTCCCGTGAATGACCATGGCCGCTCGTCTGTACGGTGCCACCTGCGCGACGTCCTTGTGTCGCAGCGATCGTATGTGGCCCTCACTCGCGTCGGGCCATGGCAACTCGCCTTTGTCGCTGCCGCTGATCTGAATGTTCCGCATCGCCGCCGAATTGAATTGATAGGCCCGCACTGCGACCCCACGCACATCGCGACACAGGATCGACTCGACGACACTCCCCCAACAGCCCAACAGGTCCAGTCCAATTCCTCGGCTTTGAATGATCTCGATATTCCGCAACGTCGACTGGTATGCCAGGTGCGCCGCGAACAGGCCACGGCACTTGTGCCCGCAGTCGAGCACCAGGCCGTTGACCGGCTCGAACCCCCGGTCGTTGCCCGCGCAGTAGAGCAGATAATCACTGGTCGGCGGTCCCGTGTACCGGATAACCACCCGGCCCTCGCCCCGGAGACACACCCTCGCCGCTTTGGCAATGGGTGACTTGTCGGCGTTCTCGTTCGAGTTGTCGCAACGCAATTCCGGCCGAGGAAACGCGGCCATATCGTACCCGAAGTGCAGCGGCTCGGTGGTGTTGTAGATCCCGTTCGGCCAGTGCAATGTCGGCACCCGCCCCCGACCGGCGGGCACCTTGACGGCCGCCTGTGCCTTTTTCAATGCGGCCGTGTCGTCCGTGTGTCCGTCGCCCTTCGCGCCGAAGTCTCGGACGTTGACGGATAGGTTTGGCTTCATGGTCATCACTCACCTTCTTTCTTTTCGCAGTTCGGCGTCGGTATCGTAATTCTTTCCCATGTCATTGCTCCTTTGCCAAAGCCCGAAACTCCGCTGCCGTAATCGTCCCGGACGGCCACTCCCGATCGTCGCCGTGCCCGAACGCCGCCGCCCAGTTCGCCGCGAATTGCCGTCGGGGCGCAAGGTAACCGTCGCGCTCCAGTAGCGGCCCGTGCAGCGAAACGATTCGAGCCACCGAGGCATCCAGTAGTTCCGCCGTCGGCTCCTCGACGTCCACTCGCAACTCGCGGCCCGACAGGTCGCTCCAGACGACGCACAGGGCCGTGTGGACCGGTCCCTCGTATCTCGCGAGCTCGTCGGCCGTCATCTCGCGGAATCGCTTGTCACTCATTGGGTTTTCTCCCCTCGAAAACATTGAAACGCCGACGGCGCGGCGTAGGTGATGTGCTTGCCCGACTCCTCGGCAATCCGGATCTCCGCAGCGACCCCCAACGACTCTCGCCACCCGTCGAGCATCAGCACGGTCATGAAGTTACACGCCGCCAAGAACTCCCGGTCGACCCGCTCCCAATAGTCCCAGCCCATCGGCAGACCACCGCACAACGCGATCCCGTGTGTGTGGGCGATCGGCGAGAAGACGACCGTGCCGGCCTCCATCATTTCCGCCGCCGCTTTGCAGGCCGCCAGGTAGCGGTTGGTTCGGACTTTCAACGACGGATCACTGTAGGGTGAGGCTAGGTAGATCATGGGGTTTCCTCCCGTGTATGCAGTCGCCGGTCCTCGCCGGCCAATTGAAACGCGGTGCCGCACATCAGCCGACTCGCCGTTCGGTCGCCGTAGAGGTCGGCAAGGTCCTCGGGCCGTTGGTTCGTAATGTAGATCGCCACCCGACCGGCAAACCGTTCTCGCAAGTCGGCGCACCGCTCCATCGCGTCGGCGGGTGCCGTGTAGTTGGCCGACCCGGTTCGCGCCCCCACTTCGTCGACGACCAGTAGTTCACAGTCGCGGACCCGCTGCCACACGAAGTCGTCCGGGTCCCACCCGACCTTCGCGAGCCGATCCGCCTCCAACAACACAACGTCGGGACAGAAGTCGGTCAGGCACAGGGCCGCGAACGTCTTGCCCGTGCCGGTGGGTCCCCAGAGCAACAGCGGCCACGGCGAGTTGCCGGTGACCAGTTCGCGGAACGTCTCCAACAGGCCGACGTCGACCAGGCCGATCGATCGATCGAGTTCCGGTCGCATCGGCTTACGCGCGATCCGGTCACGTTCCAGCACCGTCACCGCCCGACGACCGTCGTAGTCCGACCCCGGTCCAGTCCCGCTGGCGGACCTGACCACCGACTCCCACGCTTGGTTTTCCATTTCGAGATTCCTTTCCGCCAAAGAGTCCTTGCCACCCGTTCGTGATACTCGCCTCGATACTCGCGATCGCGTCCGTCTCGCCCATGTCGGCCAGTTTGGCCAGTTGCTTGTCGAGAGTCTGCTTGGCGACGGTCAGTTTGCGTCCTCGCCGGTAGGTCAGCCACTCCGACCACGCTCCGCGAAACCTTTTGGTGTCGAGAGTCGCCGGGATCGCAATCGCCGCTTTTTCTTTAGTATTCTTTTCCTTCTCTTCTCTTCTCTTCTCTGGTAACGGTTTTATCACGCTCGCACCGTGACATTTGCGTGACGTTTGCTTGCGCCGTTTCGCCTGCCGATTCGTCGCAAGTGCCCGTGTCTTCGCACCTTCGGACAAATAGCGCTCGAAGCCGGGTATCTGGATTCCGTCGTCGCCGATCTCCAGCCACCCGACCGACTGCAGCGCGCCGGCAAACCCCGTCACGCCGATGTAACGGTCGATCCATACATCCGTCACGCTGCGCGCGTGACCGTCGAGTGTGTGCGAGGAGACCCATCCCCAGAACCGAAGCAGCTTGCCAACGACCGCGTCCTCGTCGCAATCGAGTCGCGCGGCAATCGCGATCACGTCCGGGTCATCGCCGATACCGATTCGCATTTTGATCCAGTCGCCCGCCATGGCTCACCATCCGTGTCTATTTCCAATCCGCGAAAACACTCTCCCAAACACACGCCGCAAGCGACCGCTCGGAATCCGGGTAATACAACCGCAAGTCGTCGAGCGTTGCCGTCAGCCGTCCCCTCAGCCACGTCCCGGCACTCTCCTCGGCTTCCGGCTCCTCGGCCGGCACATCGTCCCCATCGTCCCCAGCGGGCTCACCGTAGGGCTGGCCGCACCTGTCGCACACGATACCCAGGTGGCCGTCATCCCACTTGGTCCCCGCGCAGTTCGGACACTGGCCGTAGTCGACGGGCTCCGAATCCGTGTCAATCACCTCGGGCGCATCCTCCCGAGGGCACGCGCGGCAAGTGCCGTCGTCGAAGAAGTCGTCGCCGCCGCAATCGGGGCAGGGTGACGGGGTGCCGTTGGGCTGAATAGTCTCGGGCTGCGTCTCCGCTTTCGGCTTTCCGCTTTCCGCTTTGGTCTTCGGTTTCGCGGCCTCTTTCGCCGCTTTGGCAGCGCCGACCAACGTCCCTTCGAGCATCAAAAGCGCAGACTGCGTTGCGCTTTTGAGCTTGCCAAAATCCCTCGCGAAAGACATGTAAAACTGTGCTGTTCTTGCACTTCCGTCAAAAAGCCGGTCGCACTCAGTCTCCCAACTTCCGTGGGGGATGGTCTGTTTTGCCGCCAAGAGTTCCTGTCCGCATTCCAGGGCGTGGTTTCTCGCCTCGCCGAGGTCCTTTTCGACGTAGGTATGCAGGACATTGGCCTTGCGAAAATGGTCGTGGACTTGCGTTGGTAGGTTTGGTTTCTTGCTCATTGGTTTCCTTCCGTGGGTCAGGCGGCGCAGAGTAATCCATCGATTGCCTGTTGCAACTTGGCAATCGCGTCCATCAATGTCGCGTCATCCGTGTCGATCAAGTCGTTCTCGATCAGCAGCAATACCTGATTGACGTAAAAGACCTGACGCATGCCGCTAAGCCGCTTATTGGCGTCGTGCTGGCCGTCGGTCAATGTTCGACCGCTCATGTGCTCGATCGTTCGTTTCAGGGCGACATCGCTGCCGTGGTCGGCTTTCGAGGCTCCCTTGACTTTGGCGACCCGTCCCTCGCCGATCGCCTTGACCGTCTCTACGCTCATCCCCATCGCGCTGGCGATCGTTTTGATTCCGACACGGTACTTGCGACACTTCAGCGCGCATCGAGCGCGATCGAACGGCGTCAGCGCCTTGCCGTGCGAGGCGTTCAGACGCAAGGCGTCGAGAAACATCTCGGCTTCGCTCTTGTAGTGTTTCAGCACGACGGCAACCTCGGCCTCCTCTCCCAATTCGGCCGCCCATACACGCCTGCGGTGGAATCCGTCGGTGATCCGTTTGCTGTCCGCGTCGGCGACGATCGGCGGCAACACGACCCCGGCGCGAAATGCATCTCGCATCTGCGACACATGTGTCGCGTCGACGGCCGCTCTCGGATACAGGTCGTAATCGACGATCAAATCGCTTAAGGACATCGTGGCATTCGTTTGGCGCATCTCTCATTTCCTCCGTGATGGTTTGTTTTTTTGTTTACGCAACTTCGACAGATCGCACTGGCCGCCCCACAATTCCAAACACTAGTTCTAGGAATTGCGGGGCCTACGAGGCGGCCGAGGCACGCGAAGAGGCCGCGGCCCACAATTCCAAACACTAGTTCTAGGAATTGCGGGGGCGCTCGGCGTAAAGCCAAATATCCCCGCCGCTTAGAGCGCGTTCCGCGAGAGCTACCGATCGGCTTGCGTTTCGGGCGTCCTCGTGCTCGGCCTGGTGGTGGCCGTTTTTTCGTAACATTAGATCACTCCCGTGGTTATGGCCTTGCGAGGGCTCCCGGTGTTTTTCACGTCACCGGACCACTCGCTAAGCCGTCTCGAATTGAATTCCAAATTCATTACATTTCGTTCGCATCCGCTCGATCAGGGCGTGCCATCGGAACGAGCCGACGAAGCCACTGTCGCCTCCGATCCACCGCACCTCGGCAAACCGTCGTCTTGCCGCGTAGTTCACGACTTGCGCCGCGATCTCCTTGACCGCCGTATCCATGCGCCGGTTGAACTTGCCGCAGGCCGCTTCTCGTCGGGAAGCGAACGGCACGCTGCCTCGCCGGACCTCCATCTTGCTATCGTCGCTCCATCGCTGTAGTTGGCTCTGGTGTGTGATCGTCCATCGGCGTATGTGATCCCCGTGAATCGAAAACAACTTTTCATCTTTCGCGTTCAGCGCAACAACCATTGCATCGGGCGCGGTCGTCACCAATAGCGTTCCGGTGCCTTCTCGCGTCGGCGTTCTCGGCAACCACGCAACCATCTTGCACATGACTCGTGTTGCAAACTGCCGGCCGCCCGAGTCGCGTCCCTTTCCGCCGCCGCGATGATCGCCGGCATTGGCTCGCTGCCGGTACAGCGCCAACTCACCTTGGACAGCTTGCCCCTCGACGATCTGCCGAAACGCGGTCAATTGCCGGCGAAACTGGTTGCCGCCGCGTAGTCGCAACGTAAACGGCCCCGACGGCAGTTTAACCAGCACCAACGGGCGACCGCCTTCGTCGTATCGCGCCTTCCACGCCGCGTTGTGCATCGGGAATGGCTGGGGATAACGCATGTTCGGCAACGCCGCCTGCCCAAGCCAAATTCGCTCGAAGCGGCTTGCCCGGTATTTCTGCGTGATTGCTCGAAGAATGCACGCTGCGGATTGCGACCACCCGGGAAACTGGCCCTTGCACAATGCGTAGAGTTGGATGTCCGGCATCTTTGGCAGTTTTTCCATGTCCGGCATTCGCGTTACGTCGGACGCCATCAATGCCTGTACTCCCCAATTACTCAGCGCCGTCGCATGTTGCCAAGCGTCGTTGAGTGCTGGGCGAAATTCGTCCCAAGTCGCCCCCACGGGGCCCGCTACCGGAAACGTGATTGCCCGCAAAACATGCCCCTGTTTCCAGCACGCGGAACACGTTAGCTTTTCACGGTTCGTCGCGTCCCGCTTCCAGCCCATGGGGACGCGGTCGGATTTCATTTTCTTGCTGTCGCCGCATACGCCGCATCGCATCACGGTCATCGCTCGTGTCTCCCTCCGTGTTAACCCTTAACAGTTCAATACCGCACGACATCGAAACCGCCGCCGTTGCGTTTCAGACGGCGAGTCGCCAGTCGGAACGTAAACGGAAACAGTTCCCCGGCGATCTTCAATTTGTTCATGTTCTTTTCGTCGCGAAAACCCTTGATCTCGTGGAACTCGATCTCCCCGTCGGGCAGCATCACCGCGAAGTCGGGCGTGTAGCGTTGCCCCTTCACGCCCGGCCTGGAATGACTCAGCGTCAACGTGTAACGCTCGAACCACCAGGCGACGATCTCCCCCTCCAGCTTGCGGAGTTCGAGTACCGTCATGTACTCGGCCTCGGTCTTGTTGGGTGTGCCCGGCGGTTTGATACCCGTGCGGCCTTTTCCTTTCAGCATCACATCACCCCTCGCATCATGCTCATGATTCGCTCGGTCCGGTCCACGTCCGCGTCGGTCATCCACGACGCCGCCCAGCCGCGCAGGTAGCAGATCCCGGCCGGGTCGTAATGCTCGGGATCGTACTTGCGCTTGAGCACCAGGCAGACAAGCTCGGCGGCCTTTTGGCTCTGGATCGCTTGGTGACACTCGTGACAGAGGGCCGCGTAGTTGGCTCGCGTGTCATGGTTCCGGCCGCGCCCGGCGATGTGGTGCCGCTCGGGCCGCGACGTGTGCTGGTGGCCGAGAAACCGGCACATCCAGCACCATCGATGCTCGCGATAGAAGTCCACCGCGCTCTCGTCGAGTTGCTTCCGTGCTTTCTTCATTCTCACTCGCCTTGCAGTTCCTTCAATCGTTTCGCGTAAACCGGCCGCAACGCATCTTGCACCGGCTTGGACTTGTTCGCCAAAAGCCTCCCGTGTTCCTTCAACTGGTCGAGCCGTTCGACCGCCGCCAGTTCGCCGGTCGCCACCGTGACGAACTTCTGTTCGTCGGGTGTCAGGGTGGCGATCGGTTTGATGGTTACCTCCTTGCGCACGCCTCGACTGACGGTCACGCTATAGGGTCTCTGGGCGTCGATGCCCGAGAGGTGGCTGATCCGAATGCCGCCGACCTTAACTCCGCCCCACTTCACGTCGGGGTCGCAGAACAACGTCATGCGTTGCCCGATCCACTTCTTGGCATCGTCCGTCCATGCGGCAACCAGAATGCGCCGCATGGTTTTGCACGGCTTGTACGGCCGGTGTCCCTCGATCTCGACGATAACCGGTTGCTCCTTGTCACCGCGACGAACCTTCGTGACGGTCGCGGTGATCGGCCCGGCAATCAGATCGTCGGCATTGAGTTGATCGCTTTTGGGCACGATCGATTCTCGGACTTGCGCCTCGGTCAATTGCTGTTCACTCATTGCTAAACCTCACGTTATCCTGGGTTGTTCCAAGCGACACCAACGGGTGCCGCATCCTTTGCACCTTCTTTTCGATGCTCTCGATTTGCTGCAACAGCGTCAGCAAGCCCTTGGCAATTTTGGCCATATACCTTTCATCCGGTTCGATCCGCACGAGAAACGGCGTCAACTCCGGATGGAAGACAAAGAAGTCGCACCACGCGCGACCGGTGATAAGTAATTGCCCCTGCACTTGCGGCTTGTATTGCACCGGAAACACACCCGCCGCGTGATAGGCGATAAGCGTCTCGGGGGCGGGGCACTTGATTTCAACCAGCCCGTCATGCCCAACCAGTCCGTCGGGGCTGCAACCATAGGCGTCGGTCCCGTCGGGCAGAACGAATCCCACGTCGGTAATCTCACGGCCCGTCTGCGCCGTGTAGGCCGCCTTCGCGTTCGGTTCGTGTTCGTTGCCCCATTCCATCCAGAACGACGGCGGTGGCTCGAAGTAGACGGCCAACCGCTTGGCCACGATCTTCGCCGCGTAGGCGCTGGCCGACTTGGAGTAGTCACCTCGTGCGGGCGTGACGATCTTGTCGAAATCGCTCGCCGTCGGTCGAGCCCGCCACCGCTCCCATTCTTCCGTCTGTTGTTGGCAGTCGATAATTCTCATGCGTCGTTTCCTCCAAACACTTCACACCGCACGTCACCCGCAGCGCACTCGGCGGTGATGAGGTTGACGCTGAGCGTCTTGGCCTGGGCCGCCAGTTTTGCCCGGTTGTCCGGGTCGAGTCCCTCCCAGACTTCTTGCGGGAATGGAATCACAACCATGCCCTCGGGCGTCATCTCGCGAGCCCTTCTCGCGGCGAGGTCCAGGGCAATGGCCGCCTTGGTGCCCCGGCTTCGTTCGTGGTAGGGCACGGGGCCACGGTCGGGATGCTCGGTCATCCACCGCCCGGCCTTGAGTGTGAGCGTGTCGGCCTCGACGACCTTGGATAGAACCTTTTCGGTTGCCTTGCCGGCCTTGCGAAGTGTCTCGGCCGTCTCGCGGTGGATCTCGGCCTTGCCCTTGTGCTGGGCGATCTCACTGGCCCGCTTCTTCGCGTCACGGATTCGCACGCCACGTTCCACGGCGTCACGGGCGTTGTAGACCGTGTGTTTGGCCGCGTTGATGTCGTCGGCGGCCGGTTCGACGGTCGCCCCGCCGTCAATCGTCTGTTCCCAGCCAGCGATCGCCGTCGCATGACTGCGAGCCCCCGCCTCGATCGACATGGCGTTCGCCGCTCGATCAAACGCCGCCGACGCAGCCGCTTCCGCCGCTTTCAGCGCAGCCTTGGCCGCCTCGATGGCCTCGACAGCTTCACGCTCCTCTTGCTTTGCTTTCTCGGTTTGGGCGACGGCTTCCTCGACACTCGGCCCCGTGTAGTTTGCCACCGCCTCGGCGAGTGCGTTGGCCGCCGTGTGGGCCGCTTCCGCCGCCTTTTTCGCCGCTTCGTCACGCTCAATCAGTGCCGCCTCCGCTTTGATCGCCTCTTCCAGTTCGGCCTGGAGCTTCGCGGCATCACTCTCGACATCCCAGTCGACATCTTCGGTCGACGCTTCCAACGCCGCTGCCTTGCCGCTTTCCCGCTGGGCCGCGTCCTCTTCGGTCCGTGCTGCCTTGTCACAATCGGCCTTGATTCGCCGCTGCATTTCAACCACGTCGTCGGTTTCCAATGCGTCCTCGCCCACAACCATGTCGAAGTCGGTCGGTCCGCCCAGTGCGTCGTGGAACAGTTCGGGCTTCGCTTCGACACCCAAGAGCTTGCAAAGTGCCTTGGTGCGCGCCCGGTCGGCCGCCTTCTCGTCCTTGATGCCCGGATCGATCAGGTCGCCGATATTCAACTTCCCGGCGATCGAGGTGGCCTGCAATTCGCCCTTGCCTCGTGTAGTTCTGCCGACGCTGAACGTCATGCCCAGCCCCGCGACGCGCCCTGGCTCCTCGGCACCATCGCGCTGGGACAGTCTGACGTCGCCGCCGCACAGTCGCTCCGTCGCTCCGATCGACAGGCTCTTGCCCGAGTCGTTGCGCCCTCGGAACACCGTGATGCCGCCACCGTCCGGCAGAGGGACCGCGAGGTGTTCGATGGGGCCGACGTCCGCTAGGTCGATGATTTCCGTACTCATTGCAGTTCTCCTGATAGGATTGAGTCCCTGAGGCGCTACAGCACCTCCAATTGGCTCCGTAAAGTTTCCGCACGCAAAAGTAGAATCGCCCGCATTTTGTCCGACGTGTCAACGTGGTTCAGTTCGTGCTCAATGTCGCACAGTAACGTCTGAATCACTTCCACACGGTCCACCGGCGCGTCGACGTTCACCTCGGGGCTATCGTGGGTCATGGCATCCGACTCCATTCGGCAGTGCGGCGTCGACTAAATTTAGTCCGCGGACTAAATCACTCTCAGTACGCGACGCCTCGTGAAATCGCAACCGCTCACCCATGATCGCGATCGTATCGTCGGCCACCTGGAGTTGCCGCCGCAGCAAGGTGACTTGCTCGCGAGTGTGCGATAGGCAGGACGCCACGAGCCGCCGCGTATTCCAGTCAACGGTCGCTTCGTCCATCACGCGGCCGACCGCGTCGGCCAGGCAGTCGACGACATCGACTTGCGGTTGTCCCGCGTCGACCGCCTCGCGAATCGGGTCGTTTTCAGCCTGATCCAGCGTCTGCTCGATCTGGTGTAGCGGCTCGCCGTTATTCAGTGCTGTTTCTACGTGCATCGCGTTTTCCTTCCGTGTGAGAATTCAAAACCCGCCCGGCCGACGGCGTCATGCCGCCGACCGAGCCCGTCCAATGCCGCCGTCGTGGCGGCTCCGTCATGCCCGCGAATCGTTCGCGAGCGGCATCCGTGAATTAAAAACGCCACGGCCGCCGCCATGGATGTAGACCGCGACAAGCGGCAGGAGAGACTGGCGGGTGTCACGCGGCCGGGGCGCATAGAAAAAGCCCGCGCCACAATCCCTTGCGGCGCAGGCTTACCATGAGTATAGACGTTGAGCGGTCGAGACGAACGGCCCGTAAACACGGGGCAGTGTGCATGGGTCGATCGTCGCGTTGCATTGAATCCGTTCATTCGGCTTCCGAGCCTTCCATTAATCCGTTACGCTGCTTTGATTACACGCGAATCGGCAATTGCCGTCGCGAACCGTTTCGCAATTTGTCCTCGTGGATTTCCCAGCGGTCGACCGGTGTGGTGCGTGGCGCGTCGACCCCGAGTCGCACGCGCGAGCCCTGGACCGACAGCACGGTGATGATGACGTCACCCGCCACGATTTTCTCTCCGCGCTCTCTGGTTAAACACAACATTGTCTCGCCTCCTAGAAAAGCAGTCGAAAAACAACCGCCTCCCTGCGACCTCGGCATCCAGGCCGCTATCCATGACGCTCCGTCACCGCATGTCGCCCTCGATGGTCCCGCCGTCGATCAGCTCGATGGTCCCGCCGTAGATCCGCTCGATGGTCCCGCCGTAGATCCGCTCGATGGTCCCGCCGTAGAACCGCTCGATGGTCCCGCCGTAGATCAGCTCGATGGTCCCGCCGTCGATCCGCTCGATGGTCCCGCCGTCGATCCGCTCGATGGTCCCGCCGTAGATCAGCTTGATGGTCCCGCCGATCATTCGGATTGTCGCGTTCATTGATTTCTGCACCGTCGCACCATCGACCACAATCCAGCAGCCACCGAGCACGATCTTGCGATCCTCGGCAATAATCATTCGTCGCACGCGATCTCGCAGCGACTCCTCCACACTGGCGGCCAAGTCCTCCGTCCACCAGTCCGGCGTATCTTGCTGGTCGACTCGGAATGTGTAGTCGTCGACATTCGCGAAGTCGTTGCCATCCGGCGTCAACTCGACTCGCACAAACGCACCACGCCCATCGTCGACCAGCCCGGCGAAGTCGATCAGGTCTTCGTGGGAGTCCGTGCAGTCCGGCTTACAAATGATGTCGCCATTGCGTTTGACGATCGCGCTTAAAAAGTTACACATACCGTTGTCCTTCCGTGTGTGTGGTCCGTCACCTCGTCAGCCGATCCGCCAGATTTTCCGGCGGGTTTTCTCGTTCCCACTGTCGCTTCGCCCGATACTCGCTCTCGCTCATCCACACGTTTTCCAGCCAGTGGTCCGGCGTCGGCTGGTGGGGCCACGGTCGGTCGGCCATCTGGTTGCAACCGGCCGCGTTGATCGCCATGAGCAAGGCGAGCAATACCAACGCCGTGGCGAGATAGCCCTCCCAGTAATCTCGCAAGTCGCGAAGAATCCATTTCATGGCGACACCTCCACTCCCTCATGCCACGCTCGCAGGGCATCTCCGTGTGTCCAACACTGCGAGAGGATGGATATGGCCGCTCCGTACGTGAAGCCGGTAATCCCCTCGGTGTCCGCAACGTGACTCAGTTCTTGGGCCACGTCGTCGAGAGAACACCCGGCGTCGATTCGCGATTGCATGAGCCTCGCCCAGTTTTCCGCGTACCGCACGCACGCCGCGCCGTAGGGTTCGCTGTTCGCTGCAACGCACTTCCGCCATGTCTGTCGATCGGATAGCGTAATCGGCGGCGCGTCGGCCAACATTTCCGCAAGTTTGGATTCTTTCGCGAGTGTCTTTTCCGCTCGCTCCTTGGCTCTCGCCTGCTCTCGCCGTGCGTTTTCCGCCCGTGCTTTGGAGATGTGTTCGGCAACCTCTGGGCTGTGCGTGGGTGCGGGGAACGGCCCGACGCCAAGAGGGAACACGCCTTCCATCGCAAGCCCCCAGTCACGATGAATCAGTGCGGCATCCGAAAGGCGGTGCAGTTCGCAACGCACCCCATTGAACGTCATCTCAACCATCGTGTCGGTATCCGTCGCCAACTGAATCGCCTCGCGAATCGCCTCGCGGATCTCACATCCAGGCGGTGGCTCATATGTCGTCATGGTCGTGCCCTCTGCGAAAAAGGCCCCGACTCGCCGAGTGCATTCCTGCCAAGGGTTCGGCGGGTGGGGCGGTGAGAGAAAAACAAACAGTCCAGTGGCCCCGGCAGGAATCGAACCTGCTTATCCCAGGGTTGTTTACCCAGTGAAGTCGCGACCTCCACTGCGGGGCCATATTGCCGGCCTCCAACCGGCCCGTCGCCTTCTACGCCGACGATGACGGAGGGTTGTGTCGATTGTGAAGCGGAACCGAACACCCCACCACAACATCTAACCGCTTGCTTCAAAGAGCCGGGTAGCGGAATTGAACCGCCCACGCCTAGGTCGCTGGACAACCCCCGGCAAAATTGCACCGATGCCGCACTTCGTCGCTCGGTGCCACGCGATCTTTCTGTTGCTCTGTTATCACTGCCGAGCATCGTGGGTTGTGTGGTGCGGCGCACCTGCTGGCTTTTCCGCTCGGTCCTAGTGCCAGCCCCAATAACCCCGTGATCGCTCAGAGCTCTCGTCTTGCTAGTAAGGGTGTGTGAAACAAAGAGCCCGAGGGCGGAATCGAACCGCCCTGGGGGAACGCGAACTTGGGTAGTGGAATTGCCACCAGCAAACTCCCCAGGTCTGCATTCGCTTGTTGTTCCCCTGCACTTCCAGGCCAGGCAAACGCACGCGGCCGGAACCGCGCACGAAAAGAAAGAAGGCGGCGGGGCCGGTCGATTCCGGCCCGAGAGTCGCCGATCGAGATGACTCTCGCAAACTGTTCCGCCGCCGCCCCAACTCGGACTCAGAATTTCGGCCGTGGCAGCACGTCGGCCGATTGCGGCAAAGAGAGTGCCGCTTCGTTGATATAGTTTCGCGTCATCGCTTCCGTGGTGTGTCCCAACTGTCGGCGCGCCACGTCGATCGAAGACGCGGCGGCGGTCAGGGTTGCCGTCGTGCGCCGCAGGCAATGAAACATTCGATAGCGATCGTGCGGCAGATTGGCGGCCGTCAGCAGCCGCTTGAGTTTCGGCCAGATGCGCCGCTTGCTGTAGCACCACGGCCACACGAATTCCCGATCGGTTGCGTAATGCCCGGCCACCGCCGCGACAGTTTGATCCGACAAGTTGATCGCCTGCTCGATGCCCGTCTTCGCCGCGTCGGCTCGCAGCACAACACACCGCTGGGCCAAACTCAGGTCGCCCGGTCCAACCGCCATGGCCGCCGACAATCGCGAGCCGGTATCGTAGAGAAAGAGAATGAAGCTGGACCACCATGCCGCCTTGGGAATCGCCGTGCCCTTCATGGTTCCCGACAACGCGCGACACGCACCGATCAACCGCTCCAATTCGTCGACTCGCCAATACGCCGGTATTCGCTTCACGCAGCGGATCGTCGGAATGTCGATCGGCCCGACCGGACAATGCCCTTTCTTGTGGGCCCACCGCCAGATCGTCAGCACGTCGCCGCGCTCTCGCTTGACCGTTCGCGGCGAGACTTGCCGCAACCGGGCCGACAGCCAGGGCAACACCATATCGTCGCAGAGCGAATCGACCTCGACCGGTTCCGCGTAGAACTTCTGTAGCGACTGTGCCGCATAGAGGTATTGCGCCACCGTGGTTGGCCGCAGTGTCAACCGCCCCGGTGCGTAGACGTTCTCGATGTAGTCGGACAGGCTCATAGCCGGTAGCTCCTTGGATGTTCGGCGTCCGTGTCCGCAAGTCTAGCTTACGGTTTCCCGCAAGCGCAGAAAAATACAGACGCCTATAGTCCATGGCGCAACCCCAGAGGTCGTGGGTGTCCGAGTCGGTCGCACCCGATCGCCGCAGAGGCGGCTAGAGGTGCTGTGGTTTTGAAATCGCTTTTTGCGTGAGTCGTCCGTCCGGATCTCACTCACACCGCATCACTCGCACGCTAATTTACAAATTTGTAGGAACCGTGTCAAGCGGAGTCCCCGGATTCTTGGCGAAATTTGTAAAGTTTTTTGGTGGCGGCCCGACGAGGCGGTCAATCGATACGTCGAGTGCCTCGGCGATTCGAGCAAGAATCCCCGGCCCTGGCTTATTGAGGCCACGCACTACACGGGTAATTGTCGTCGACGACTCGCCGGTTAGTTTCGCGAGATGTGCCTGCGTCCAGCCTCGATCGTCAAGCAATCTTTGCAGGTTGGTGGAAATGTTTTGGACGGCAGTTTCGTCGGAAATCATGATGGTCATACCCAAAGAATACCAATTGTGGTATGCTCTGTCAATCAGAAAACCAACGGCGGTGGTTTCAAGGTCCACAGCAATGCAACCCCCAGTCGTTACCGATCCTGGACACCGCCGTTAGCTTCTGAGTGCCGAAGAGAGGACTTGAACCTCCACGGCCCGAAGGCCACTAGGTCCTGAACCTACTGAAAGTTTCAGCGGCCTCACAACCAGCATAACCGCGCACAAAAAAACCCGGCTGGATGCCGGGTTGTGGCTCATGGATCGCGGATGACCCACACAGAGGGGGAGCGGGGTGTTGACTCGAGCGCGGCGATATGGTAGACGTGGGGTTGAGCTTGGCGGGTCGGCACGGATTGCAGGGGCAGCGGCCCGCCGGGCTCTTTTACCCACAAGGAGGCTATGCCATGCTTGGGATTTCAGGGAAAACACTCATTGCGGTCGGCACGATCGCGGCAGCCGCCGGAGCGGCTTTATTCTTTGCCGCGGTGGGGCTCGGCGACGTTAACCCTGCGGTAAGTGGCGTTGCCATGCTCGCCATCTTCGGCGGCATCGGTATCTTTGTCGTCGGCAGGCTGGCCAACGATTGAGATACAACCCCAGCCTACCCGACTGGCGCGACGTCGCCGCGTGCCTCGCCATCACCGGCTTGCTGGCCGTCTTGGCGTGGCTGTTCGGGTGAGTAGGGAAACCACTCGTTCAGTTTCTTCTGCCGCTTCTTGCAGCCGCCGCACGGCTTGATCCCTACGGCCTTCGTGATCTTGGCGATCGTGTCACCGAGGCCACGAGACTTTGCTTTCGGACAGTTGCGGCGGGGCGGCTTTTCCGACTTGCGTGGGTAGACCCAGTCGCAATCGGGACATTGCCAGAGGCCGTCGGCGTTGAGTTGAAATGGGCAGTCGGTCACAGAGCGGTCACTTCGCACGTTGGTGCGGGAGTGGTTAAACAGGGTATGCCATAGCACGGAGGTTGCATTCCAGAATAATATGGCACAGAAAAGTCCTCAAGGTCACAGCTTAATGGGCTCTCTGTGTCACTGTCTACATAGCGAAACACTCGACCACATCCGTCAGCGCCATAGTAGAGTTCGATGTCAAGATAGTTCCCAGACAGTTCATACCATTGCCAAGTGACCGTGATTTGCGTTGTGTTAGTACATCCACCCAGGTCCGAGAATGTGTCCTGGTATTCTCGCACGCACCAGTCGCCAAACTCATAGGCGTCACCGGTGGCAGGCACTACCAGTGGGCCTGCGTAATCCTCATCACAATCCGTACATGAGGCGTAGTCGATGAAGCCTGTAAACACGAGGGAAAGTGAATCCGGACTGGTTCCGTCACAATGCGGGCACCCCCCACAACAACACCGCCGCCCGAACCCCATCGCCCCAGGCAACGGCGAGCCGGGCAGCCAGAGCCCCGGAAACTGCAACAGTGTTTTTTTCGGTTGGTGGATCATTGCTTAGCTCGGACACATCACATCGAGTGCTTTCCAGTCGCCGTCGTTTTCGTCCCAGGTGGCAATTGCTTCATCGCCCTCATCGCCGTCAAACTCGCGATTCGTAACCGAGAACGTCGAGCTTGCTGGATTCGTGTCGGTGATGATTGCGCCGGGTGGTTGCATCACGTAAACATTTTCCATCGTAAACGAAATGCCGCCTGACACGTCTGCCGTCAAGTCACCCATGATTTGCAACGCATGCGGCTGCAACTTCATTATCTCGAATCGTTCCAGATCGTGCATGTACCACGCGTAGCCTTGCGAACCGCGATGATGTGGCGACGAGAAAGCTCCGTTGGCCCGGCCCCGATGCACCCCAAGAACATCCGTCACCTCAAAGACCACGCCCGATTGAATCGACCCCGCCGCGTCCAGGTAGTAGGCGTCAACCGTCCCGCCCGGTGTCAACGCCTCTTTCAACTCGAAACGCATCATGTCGATCGCCCGCATGTCGACCACCTCCCACCGGTCGACGTCGTGTGGATGATAACATGTGCCTTGCGACCCGCGATCATAGGGGGACGAAAGCTCACCGTTACCCAACCCGAACCGCGTATTGAGAATGTCGGTTACCGTGAACGATGGCCGGTCGCCCGTGTGCGTGCCGTCCTCGACCGTGCCGTCATCTTTGAGGAAATACGCTTCGGCCGTTTGGTAGGTCTCACCCTCGACCAGCGCGAACGGCTCTTTTAGCTCGAACCGGCGAAACTGAAACGGCAACGGCGACCGAGGCACACGCGGCGGTGCCGTGAGGTCGCGCGGCTCGTTCTCGTGGTCGATGACCACGCGGGCAATACGTCGCTGTGAATCGTCGGTAAAGGTCTTGGCCATCAGACGATCGCGGATGGGGTCCAGGTCAGATGGTCACCGAGGTCGAGTGCCACGTCTTGGAACCCGCACTCCCGTAGGTCGAGACCGTTGGTCCACGTCACCGACGCCGCCGGGTCGTAGATCGCCGCGCCTGAATAGACGTTGGCGTTCGTGACGGTTCGTCCGCTGCTGTTGCGGCGGAAGTCGGTTACCGACCCCGTGCTTGCGTTGAGTGTGGTGCAAGTGCCGGTCGACGTGTAGTAGACCGTGCCGCCACGATTGTTGAGGGTGCCAGAGGTCGCCGCGCCGGCAATGTCGAGCGTCCCGCCGCTGTTCGTCGCGGTCGTTGTGTTGCATTCGGCGGTGGTCGTGCCGCCTCGGGTCGTCAGTGTCCCAAGCGTCACGCCCGACCCGAAAGAAACAGTGGCGTCACTGCCCTGGTTGGTGATGTAGCCGACGTCGGCGGTCGTGAGTGTCGCCGTCTCTCCAGCGTAATAGCCAACGGCCACGGTCCCTTTGTTCACGTTCAGCGTGTTGTCCGCATGTCCGCCGGACAAGAGGATCGGCGGTACGCCCGTCTCGGCCGCCGTCCCCGTCCCGTTGATCGTGCAAGCCGTCTTGTCATCGGTGTCCCATTCGATGTTAATCCGCCCCGTGCCGCTGCCGTCGATCACCGCCGTCGTGGCCGAGAGTTTCAACGCGGTACGGCGATATTCGACATACCCGCTTGCATTGGTTCTCGGCAGCCCGATGCCGCCGGTTGCGGTAAAGGTCGGCTCGATACGCAGGGACCCCAGTTCGACGGCCGACTGGTCGAGCCCGTAATAGATCGGGATGGCCGAGTTCTCGATGACAACATCATCGTCGTCGACTGGTACCGCGCCCGTGTCCCAGTTCGCGGCCGTTGACCAGTCGTTTGGCCCGGCGCTTGCAGTCGTGTCCGAGAAGTCGGTGACCGCGCCGGTGCCCGCTCCGGTCTCGGTCAGTGTCGCCGTAAACGGAACGCCGGCCGTGTCGGCGGTGCCCGTGATGTTTCCGGCGCTCGGGTTCGTCCAGGTAACCTCCGCGAACTGCGCATAGGTCGAGGCATTTAGCAGCACGACCAGCGCGGCGGCCGTTGTCGCCACGTCGGTGTCGCCGACCTGGGAGATCGCTAACCCGTCGATCGTCACGGTAAACGTGTTGTTTGCCGGAGTGCCGTCGACGGAGTCAATCGAGGCATTGGCCACATGAGCCACCGCCGTCGCGTCACCGTTCCATACTACCGTGCCCATGCCATGGCCCCTATGTTAGATTCAGCGGCCCGAAGGCCTTTTCCTTGTAGATCGTAAACGCAAGCATGATGGGCTCCCTGCCTTTCGGGAGCTTGTCGCCCACGTCGTCAAGCAAACCGACATCGCCGGTCTCTACTCCGAGATCGTCGGTCATCAGTCTCGTTTGATTGGGTTCACCCGGACCACCGAAAATACAAACGTATTCCGGCCCCTCGTTCTTGCGTTCGATCGGCTGCCACCCATCCTCGTTGATGTCGATCACGTAGACGACTCGCCAATACGATTGGCCGTTGCGGCTCTGCTCGCTCGCGGTCGGCTGCTTCATTCGACACGTCCCCGGCTTATTGCCGTGGAACCAGTCGGAATTGACCTTGTTGGCGTAGGATCGAGCCAGTGCCGGGTCGAAGTCGAGCCGGTTCTGTTCGATAATGAGCCGCTGGTACGACACGGGGATTTTCGGGATGTTCCGCAGCGGTGTTCCGGCCAAATCCTTGAACGCGATGCCGTTGACGTCCGTCTCCCGATCTTCCTCGGTGTAGAGTTCTTCCCATCGAATCTTGACTGGATCGTCGGTCGGGTTGTCCGACTGGCGTTGCGTGTCGCCGTGTCGACTGTTCCACGTCACTCGCACAAACCAGACGGTGGCGTTCTGCTGTTCCGGCTTGATGTTCGTGACGATCGCCCCGGAGTCGCGTGGGTGGGCGCTGTTGCGTTGCGGTAGTCCGGCCGCCTTCTCCACGAGATCGCCGGTCACATCGTCGCCGGACGTGATGACGCGGTATTGGTCGGTGTACTTGCGAGAGCCGTCCGTGCTCCAGAGCGGGCCGGTTCGCTTACCTTCCAGTCGTACTGCCGCGGATACGCTCATGTCAGTTTACCGGGATCTCTGCTTCCTGCTGGGGTTCCAACTTGTCTTCGATCTGTTCGAGTCGCGTGTTCATTTTTTGGAGTTCGTTGAGTTGTTCTTTGGATGTCCTGTCGTTCTTCTCGATGTCTCGTAGTTTTCTCTGGAGAGTGATGCTCTGTTGCTCCAGTTCGGGCAGCATGTCAACGCCCGTGGTGTCTGCTCCGGTCGCCCACTCAATTGCGCTGATTCCCGGCGGTTTTAGTGCGTATCGCAGCCACTTCGGAACCGCATTGCTAGCCTTTTGCGCAGCGATTGCCATTTCCACAAAGCCTAACTGCGATGTCATTATGTATTTCGGTAACCGCTTGAGGCCCTCGGTTAGCATGTCGATTACTTCACTAAGCCCCTCCAGCGCACCGGTGCCGCTCTCCGTCGTGAACCTATTCCATTCGGCCGTAAGTTTTTCCCACGCCTTGCCAAGCGGCGTTAGTTGGTTATTGGATACTCTGTCGATCTCCTCGCCCACTTCGCTAAACTTCGTGCGCAACTCGTCCAGCTTGGCAGTGAAACCTACTAGCGACTGGATATTGGTAACCGATTTGTCGTTGAATCCTAGTTGCATTATCGTGGTCTTCTGCAACTCGTCGCCCATCCCCTTTAGTTTGTTTTCTATCGCGGTAATTGCAGCAATGGGCCCCTGAAACGCGCCGTTTGCATACACTGCCTGCCCCATGCCGAGATCTTCCCACGCCTCCTTGTTTCTGATTGCCTTTGTCGTTAGGTCACGCAACACAATAGACAACCCGGTTCCGGCAGCCTCCCCCTTGACGCCCTGGTTGGCAAACATTGCCAGCAATGCAACGCCCTCCTCTAGCGAGACGTTGTAGTTCCTCATCGCCGTTGCCGCCTTTGTAGTGAGCGACGTACTAAACTGCTCCACCGATTGATTGGCCGCGTTTGACGCAGCCACGAGCACGTTCCCGACACGCTTCATACTCTTCATGTTTTTAAGCGGGTCTTTGAAACTGAGCCCAAGAGCCATCTGCGCGTCGGTCAACTTGTCGGTGGCGGTCGCCATGTCGAACATGCCCGCCTGAGCAAACTTCGCGACGGTCGGCAGGGCGGCAACCGCTTGGGCGGCGTCCATTCCGGCCGACGCCAGGAAGTAATAAGACTCTGCGGCTTCGGCGGAGGAAAACTTCGTTGCACTGGCGACATCGTGCGCCGTCTTCTCCATCACCTTCCGCATCTTGTCGCTGACGTTTGTCATAATGGCAAGAGAGGAATTCATCGCCTGATTGAAGTCCTCGACATTGCCGCCAATGCGAAACGCCGCGAACACCGCCGCCATCGGCCCGAGCATCCCGAGACTACCGGCCAGCCCCTTGACCATCCCCGACGCCTTGGCGGCAGTCAGGCCCACCGCCTTGATCGCACGACCGGCCATCGTCGCCGGGGGGATTACACCCGCGTAGGTGACGCCCAGGTTGCGCATCGCGTAGGCGTGTTCATTCGCGGTGATTTTCCCTTTCGCCATCCAGGTGTCGAGCTTGTGGACTTCGTGTTGGTATTGTTCCAGGGGCGTACGCGCGGCCCGCATGGTTTGCATGGCCGTCCGCTCGAACTTCCGAAGGTCGGCATTGATCTTGCGCAGGCCGCTCGCAACCCCATTGGAGTTGACGCCCATCACAATTTTGACCGCAGTGCCGACCGCCATCTATTTCTTCTTTCTGTCGATCGCATTGGCGAACGCCCGAAACTGCGATTTCATGTCGGACAGTTTCATAACCGGCTTCGGTGGCTGAATGAAATCGGGCATGAAGTCGCTCGCCTTGGGCACTTGCCCCTTCTTACAATGGGGAGCCACCGCCGCGCTGGCAACGATCCCCGCGTGCAACGCATCGCGTTCCGGCCCCCACGGGGCCACCTCGTAATAGGCCATCCACTCGTCGAACTGCCGACACGACATCTCTTCAAGCATCGCGTCGACATCCCACTCGCCGAACGATCGCGCTAGGAAGTAGGCGAAGCGTCGTCGGTGGTTTCGCCGTAGTTTTTTGCCAAGTCCTCGTTGTCCTCGTCGCTGATCCCGGAAATCTTCCGGCCCTCTTCCCACAACCGCTCAATCACGGCCGCCGACTCGTCGCCGAGCCATCCCGCGTCTTGCGGCCCGAACGTCAATTCACCCGCCTTATCGCAGACACACCACACGACGAACTTCGCGCGGAGGTTCGATAAGTCCCGTTTCTTCGGGTTTTTGCAGATGTCAGCCTCCCAGTCGTCCCGCTCTTTGGCCGACAGGTTGCGCACGAAGACGCTCCCATCGGCGTCGGGCCACTCGGGCGTCTCGACCGGCTGGATGACCCGCTTCGATCGACTCGCTTGGATCTTTTCTTTCAGTGACATGACTTGGTTCTCCTACGGCAAAACGGTAAAAACAAATAGTAAAAGGTCCCCCACGACGGCCCGGCGGTGGCTGGCATTGCCACGCCGCCACCGAGCCAGCCGCAGGAAAATCTGCTTGTGTTCGGTTAGGCCGCGTCGGCTTGGCCCGGCTTGAATGTCACGGTGGAGGTGATCGCGCCGTCTTTCGACCCGCTGGTGCCTCGATCCACTACGATTGCATTAGCGAGCGTTCCGTCGTCCGTGCCATCCTCCCACCCGGCGGTCAACGCGCCTTGCGTGCCGATCGCACAACCGGCGGCCGGAAGCCCGCCGACGAACGTCGCCACGAGTTGCGGGTCGGGAATGCCTGTCCGATAAGACGTTGCCGTGTCCTCCGAACTGCTCACGTCAACCGCCGCTCCCGACTCGGTATATTCCAACGACAGCAGCCCGCCGAACGTCACCGACGCGAACGTCATCGTTGATCCATTAAATCCATCGTTTTCGCCTGCCATCTGCTAGGCTCCTTATTCTGCCGCCGGGACGTACCACAGGATGTAATCGTGACTCACCCGGTGTATCCGCCGCTCTTGTCCCGGCGAGGGCGGCTCGGGCATGTCTTGTCCACTTTCATAGTGGCAACTCGAAACGATCGGGTCGCCGCTGTCGTCGGTCCAACTCTTCAATGCCGTCTTGACCGCCGTGGCCAGCGCCTTGACGCCCGAATAGGTGCTTGCCCATAAGTCGACTTGAATTCGGCAATGATTGGTGTCTGTCGCTCCTGCGGCATGGTTCACGCTCTGATCGCTGATCGTCTGATAGGTGATGTAGGGCAACGCAACCGCCACCTGCCCCGACTCATCCAGCGGGGCCCCGATCGCGAACACTTTCGTACCGACGATCGTGCTGATCGCTTCCGTGTTTTTCAGTTTGTAAACAAGTCGCGTTTCCGGCATTATCCAGCCTTAAGGATTCTCTCTAGTTCGGCTTGCGTGCCCTGGAGTAGTTTCAACTCCAACAACCGTTCGACAACCGCCTTATGGGCATCCTCGGCAGGGCGCACAAACGGATGGGGCGGCACGAAACCGGTGGTCGCTCCCATGCCACGCTTACCACGCCGATCCATGCCGGTCTTATGGCCGGATGATCGTTTCGCCGTGCCACCCCTAACGATCCGATGCCCGTGCTCCACCAGGTGGGCATGCGGGTCCGATCCGCCTGGACCGATCGCGGCGTAAACGTAGTTGTTCGATAGGTACGTCTTGATGACGGTCGTGATCGACTTCTCCATGTCCCCCGTGTCGCGATGCTTCCTCGCGTTTCGCTTGACGCCCCACTCGAAAATGGGGGCCGTCTCTTTGACCGCCCGCCGCACGATCTTCTGGACGATGTTCTCGGGCATCTGGCGAAACGCTTCGTTGAGTTCGTCGATGCCCGCGATCGTGACATCGAGCATTGGCGCGGCCGGAGATTTCGGCCCCGCTAAGAATCGACCATCCGCCCCCCTTTGCTGCGCCATCACCGCTCCTCCCGACAGAACCACGCGATCGACGTCTTACGAACGTCCTTAATCAACGCCACCGGGTACAAGTACCGCTCTCCCCACTTGATTCGCATGTCCTCCGACACGTCGGCCCGATACCGGGTTGTGACGCGCACCGACGCCTCGGGCGACACCTGAGCCGCCGCAACTGCCTCGCTGCCGTAAAGCTCGAAGACGTCGGCCCAAATCGTGTCGAGTGTTGTCCATGTGTTGATGATCTCGCCGTACTCGTTCGCCGAACCGGCCTTCGGTTGCTGGATCGTCACGCGATGGCGAAGTCGGCCCGTCCTCATCGTTCACATGCCTCCGGTCGCGGCGGCCCCCAAACGGCCTCCATGGTCTGCCTGACGACGTTCTCGACGGTCCCCGTGCAATACAGCACCCGATCGCCATGCACGGCCAACTTGACGCAATCGCCCCCCACATACGCGTCTGCGTGCGGCTCGGCCTCCTCGATCGTCTCGGGGTTGATTCCGATGGTGACGATAACCGGGTCGCTGTCCGCGCCGCGTCGTCGGATCTGTTGCAATGGGATCAGCATCGCTCGGCGTCCTTTGCCGGTTTCGGTTTGGGTGCCGGTTTCGGTTCCCCCACCTTCGCCAGCAACGCACGGCCACGGCGCACCATCCGCAGGGCGTCGGGGCGCTCCAGTTCCTCGACCTTGTCGGTGTCAAGCCACTTGATCGCCAGTTTCACGGCCACTCTCCTTATGGGTTCGCGAATCGAAAAAACGAATACGGCCCGAGCATCGCGCGAAACGCTTGCGACAGCGGCGTCTCGCCCTCGCGAGCCTCGTTGTAGTGCGAGACGTAAAGCTCGATGGCCGACTTGATCGGTTGCGGCACGGACGTGGCCAGGCCGTAGCCCGCCACGTACCGAACCGTTATCGAATCAGGATGGCTTCGCGCGTCGCTCGGCCAGACCTGGTTGTATTTCAAACGCACGACACCGCAGCCGTGCAACTCGCCCAGTTCGTACACATCCGTCGACAGCGTTTGCGTGTCGCCGTCGCCGTCGGTGTAGGTCACGCTCGTGATGCTCTGGACTGGTTGCTTGGCCAACACGAGGCCGCCGCCGAACGAATCGAACGAATCGTCCCACGTCTGCGTGATGAAGACCGAGCGGGTAAACGCCTCGGCCGCCACCCGCGCCGCCGTGATCCGGGTCGACAGATACGGGTCTTCGTCCTGGATGTCGATACGGCTGTGCTCGCGAACCTCCGGCACGCGTACTGGTTCGACGGTCGCGGGTGTGACGAGGGTGCTTTTCATGGGCTCACATCGGGCAGGCTTTGACGGTGAAGGTAAACGATGCGTCCGAGTCGCCGTCGACCTGGACGTGATTGACCCGCCACTCGTCGCCGAGCAAATGACGCACGGTCGTCCCGGCGGCCAGCGTTGCGTCGGAAAACAGCGTTTCCGCCGTGCTCGCGCAGAGCTTGGCGATAAACCGTTTCGTGCCGCCGTTGCCGAGCACTTGGGTGAAATGGATCACGTCGACCCAGTTGGTGCCGTCGATCTTCGTCTGGACCTTCACGTCCAGCGTGTCGCCGACATCGGTTGCGGCGGCCGACACGTCCAGAACGAACGACACCGCCCGCATGCTCGCGGGCAACGTCACCGCATCCGAATTCGCGTTGACCGCCCCGGCCGCCGTGGTGACACTCGCAAGCGTCACCACGTCGTGAACTTTCTTGTTCAGCAAGAGTCACCTCCTTACGGGATGCTGTGCGAGGTAGCCGGATCAAGCAAGCCGGATTCGGCGATCGTGTTCGATGCGTAGTTCTCGAACCAGAACATGGCATCGCCCTTGCTCACCTCGGCGTCGACCTTGTTGTAGCCGAACCGATTGTCGTGAGCGCAACCGGTGGAGCCCGTCTTGAACTCCGCGCAGTACTCGGCCGTGTTCGTGTCGATGTTGATGATAGCGTTGTGGTGCAGGTACATATTCGACGCCACGCCCGTGTCGTGATGGATCACCGAATCGGACGAATCGACCCGCCAATAGTTGTGGCAGATTTCGGTATCCAACGACGTACCGGCGAACACGAGCGACCCGCTCATCGTGCCGGCCAAGCCGATGAATCGGCAGTTCTTGATCGTCAACCGGTCCACCCCCGTGGCGATGCTGGCGTGGATCAGGAACTCGTTGGCCGCCGACGTGTCGTGCATGCGGATACCGTCGAGCGTGAGCCCGTCGGCTCCCGCCGCGATCGTGAAACCCGTCGTGACGCCGGTGGCGAAGTTGGCCACGAACTTGATATTCTTGATCGTCACGCTGGCCACGCTCACGGTGACGCTGCCGGCTGCCGCCGTAAACGAAACCGTTGGGATTAGGTCGCCCTCGCCGAGGCCGATGATCGTAACCCCGATTACATCGCAATTGATCCCGGTCGCCGTGGTGACGTTCTCGGCATGGCCGGGCATGACGTAGATCACGTCGCCCTTGCTGGCCGTGCAAAGACCGATCGCATAGTCGATCGTCGCGCACGGGCTGTCGGGGTTCTGGCCGTAACCGGCACCGTCGGTCCCGGTGCCGCTGTGGACGAACCAGCGGTCGCCGGTGGTTAGTGATTGGTCTTCGACATGAAACATGCCGCCGACTTGGTTGCGTGCGAAAAGTGCTGTTTTTGTTCCCATCTCGGGGTTGTCCTTTGTTATCGATGGTCGTGTTGAATGAAGCCCGGCCGAGCCAAGTAGAACCCGGCCGGGCTACACGAAAGGAATCGGGCTTAGTCAGTGATCGCCGTAGGCGGTGTCGCCTGCGGATACCGGGTTTCGATGAAGTAAGTCACCGTTGCGAAGTTGGTGGCCTCACTGGAATCCGACAGCGTTGCCGCGATACAATCGAAACCGTCCGACAAGGTGGCCGGATCGAACTGCATCACAAGCTGCTGATTGGTCGTGCCGGCGGTCGCCGCGATCGATGCCGCGTTGGTCGCCTTGACCAGCGTGTCGGTCGAAGACACGTCGGCATTTTTCCAGACGTTCTGGACGGCCGTCACGGCGGCGGCACTCGTACCCGCCACCGCCGTCGCCTCGTTGACGCCCAGCACGGTTGCGTGTGTCGCCGCCTGCAATAGCTCGGCGACAATGGTCACGCTGATGGCATCCTTCAACGAGATGTAGTCGCAGGTGATTCCGCCGTTGGTGGTGGCAACCGGAGTGCCGTTGACAATCTTGAATTTTTCGGGAAGTACCGTTTTCATCGTGGTCACCTCCTTTCTTAGGTTCGGGATTGGAGAGTGATAAACGGACTAACCGTGTTGCTGCCGTTGGCGGGAGTCAACGCGGAGGCCCACATCGGTTGACCGTCGACGCGGACGACAAACCGGAAAACCGACTCGTCATAGACGAACCGGACGTGGATCGACGAGTCGGTCTGAATGCCGCCCTTGTCGATCAGCTTGTACTGCGAGAAGTCGCAGAACATGATGTCGCCCTCGGTGCCGAGGGTCGCGGCCTGCTCGATCGGCATGATCGGCCGACCCAAGAGCGTGCCGAACGGCGCGCCGCTGAGACCACCGGCGGGCACGAACATCGGGACGCCGCCGGTGCCCACGACGTGGTGCAGCTGGAAGAGTTGCGGCCAACAGTCCTGGTTGATGAGCCAGACCGCGTTGGACAAGCCACGCGACCACATGCGGGCGTACATCTTCTCGATGTTCTCCGCAACGATGGTTGTCGCCTTCTGCCCGGTCTCCTTGGTGATACGCACCTTCGGGCCGGCGGCCAGGATGCCCTTCGGCTGTCCCGCTCCCGTTCCGCGAATGATCGCGTCGTCGAGCTTGTAACCGAAAACGTTCGGAAAGGCCTCCATGATTATGGATTCCAACGCCGAGGCGTCTTGCAGCAGTTCGTCGGTTGCGTAACACAGTCCGATGAGCTTTTGCAGGTTCAGTTCGATCTGACGGAAGGCCGGTTTGCTGCCGGTCTTCTCGCCCGCTTCGTTGAGCCAGTAGGACGTCACGCCACCCCACTGCGATCCGTCGGCGCGGCTCGTCTCGTTCATGCCGTTGATTTTCAAACCGTTGGCGTTGGCCGAGATCGACGTACGCGAACAGCGAGACGCGAGAATACCCGTCTCGTAGGTCTGCTTCATCAGTTCGTTGCTGATGTCGGTGCCGACTAGAAAACCGCCGTCCGCGCCGACTCCCTCGGACATTCCCGAGACGGCAGCCATCGGCGACAGCAATCGTTGATCGACGGCACCGACGCCGCTGCCGGCACTCGCCACGGCTTGCAACATTTGCCCGAACGTCGAAAAGCCCTCGGGCTCTTGCGGCGGGGGCGTGGTTTGCGTGACGGTCGCCGGATGGCGACCGGGGAGGGTCGGTTGCTGGGCTTGCGACCAGCCATCGCCTTGTCGCAGTTGCGAGGCGGCCTGCTCACGCGCCTCGATGGCGGCATATTCCTGCTCGCACTGCTCGGCGGTCGCCACATGGCCGTCGAATGCGGCCTGCTCTTCCTCGGTGAGGCCCCGTTCGTTGTCGGCCTCCGCCGTGGCCAGAATGGCCTTGGCGTCGTTGCGGGCTTGCTCGCGTTGCTGGGCAAGCTCCCTCTGTCTCTTGGTCATCGTGCTGATACTCCAGTCACGGGGAATGCCTGGAGCACAGCGCAAAGGAAAACGCGAAGCGTCCAGGGCTGATTGTGTAAATCGAGCCGTGAAACTTCGCGTTAGATACTCTGCCTAATCGCGCCGAATCGTTACAACCGCATGGCCCACGAATCTCTGCCGAGGCACCCGGCGATTGCCGTATGTTTTCGTCAGGGCGTAGTATCGCACATTTCGAGCGATTGCCCTAGATTATCAGGTGTCAAGTAGTCGCAGGCTCCGGGGTATCCCCGGTGAGTGCGCCATCACGCCTTTCGCCTCGATCGCCTTGACGTGGCACCACGCCGCGTTGGGTGAGATCCCGAACCACTTCGCCACGTCACGGACGCTTGGCGAGTAGTGCCGCTCGGCCACGTAATCACGCACGAACCGAACCACGTCCTCCTGGCGTTGGGTCAATCGGATCATAGCACTGCCGCCCTGTTTCTGTTTTTCCGGCTCTTGCTGCCGCGAGTCAATTCGGCAAGGACCTGATCGAGAGACGCCACGCGGTCGACCATGCCGACTTCCAGGGCATCGGCGGCCATGAGCATCCGGCCTTGCCCGAACTTACCGCGGACCGTCGCGGCCGACTTGCCCCGCCCCTTGGCCACGGCCCCGACGAACTGTTCGTAGTAGGCGTCGACCTGCTCTTGCATGTGCTCGCGAGCCGAGTCGGTCAGCGGCTCGTAGGGGTTGGCCTCCGTCTTGAACTTGCCCGCCGAGATCAGCGTTGTCTTGACGCCGAACTGGGCATCGGCTTCCGAGAAGTCCTGGTGGGTCGAGTAGACGCCGATCGAACCGACCTGTCCACCGGGTGTCACCGCCAGCGTGTCGACGGCCGAGCCGATCAGGTAGGCCGCCGACGCCGCCATGCTGTTCGCCACACCGATGATCGGTTTACTTCCGCGTGCCTCGCGGATCTGGGTGGCCAGTTCGTTCACACCGAAGACCGACCCGCCCGGTGAGTCGATGTCCAACACGATCGCGCCGACCGACGGCGTGTCGACCATCTGCTTGAACGCGGCCGAGAAGGCGTCGACCTTCACGCCGCCAAACAACATTTCCATCAGCCCGTTGCCCGAGCGTTGCGTGATGATCCCGGTCAGCGGGAGCACGCCGACATTGCCCTCGACCGTTGGCATCCGATGCGTTCGCGCCTCGGGTTCGATGCCGTTGGACAATCGGGTCATGGCCGTTGCCATCACGTCGAGTCGGATAGCCCAGACGTCGCCATAGGTGGCGTTGATGAGTTGCGTGAGTGGCTTCGGTAGCGGTGTCATGGTTATGTCCCTTCGGTTAGTCGTTTTTCAATATCGTCCACCAGCGAGGTGGCAAAGGTTTCGGATAGGTCTTGGAGGAATTGAGGGACCTGCTCTGGCGCGGCCATTGCCGTTGCTCTGAGGCACTGGAATCGCTCGCGCACTTCCGATGCGTCGTGAATGATTCGCTGATCGTCACTCTTTTGAGATGCCTCAATCCACTCGTGGACAACCGGCCGCATGACCTCACGTATGTAGCCAGCGTGCCCCTCGTAGAATTTCTCCGCCCAAGCGACAAAATCGCCAACCGTCCCGGCTTTCGCGTGCTTCCTCCACGCATTCCCAACCGCCTTGACTTCCTTCGTCACGCAACGCTGGGCGGCTTCGGTGGCCAATCGGCGGAACGGGCCGTGCATGTCCATTGCCTTCGTCGGGTCGGGCGCGTTGGGTGCCGGCGTTTCCTTCGCTGGCAGTTCGCCTACCTGATCGGCAGGCACCATGTTCATCGGCGACAGGTACACGTCCCCGTCTTCTATCGGATTCATGTCTTCCCATTCGCGGATGTCATTGGCCGACAACCAGCCCCATTGACGCCCGACCGCATAGGCGTTGTATCGCGTCTCGGTGTCGCCGCGAACCAGCCCGGCCAGGTTATGTTTCAGGAAGAAGCTCGTCCCCTCGAAGAACTTGGCGTCGACCGCGTTTTCCAGCCGCACGCACCACGGCAGGATCGAGTCGGTTTTCCAGTCGATGTTTTTGTGCTCGACGTTGGAAAACGTGTCGCGCTCGTTCTCGTGGATCTTCGTCAGCGGCACGTCGAAGATCGCCGCAATGTCGCCCTTTTGGAATCGCCGGAGCGAAATAAACTCCATGTCTTTCAGTGGCATCCCAACGGCTTTGAGCGTCATCCCCTCGCGTAAGAGCGCAGTCCGCCAGGCGTTCCCCGACCCCACGTGCCGACCGTCAAACGAATCGAGTACTCGGTTCTCGCCATCCTTGGACAGGTCGGGCGCGTCTAGGGGCCGCTCGATCACCATGCCGGTCTGTGCGCCGTTCTCCAAAAACGAGTTGACGTGATTCGTTGCGCCGAGCCCTACGCCGACCGTCTGCCGATGGTAGCCGATCACCGACAGTCCCATCGTTCCGTCGAACCCGAGCCCCGCGATGTGTAGGACCTGGTGGGCCTGGTACGTCTTCAATTCTTTGCCCGGTTCGCGATAGTCGTAGATCAGCTTGCCATCTTGCCGACGGTCGACCGTCACATGGCGAGACAGCAATAACTGCAACGCTTTGATGCCGCTGTAATCCTCTTCGATCAGAATGTAAGCATTGCCCCACAACAGAACGTTGGCCATCACGGCTTCGCGGAACTGAACGGCCGTCATGTCATCATTCGGCTTGACCCGCCACAGCGAATCCAACCGCTGTTCGGTCGCGTTGCGTGTCGCGTTCGTGCCGGTGTGTTCTTTGATGTGTGCCGGCAGCGTGGCAATGGTCTTGCTGAGCTTGTTGACGCAGGCCCACACCGTGGCGTAAGTCATCGCCGACTCTTCGGTCACCGCGACCCCTCCGGCCGTCGCGCCTCCAGGCCTCGGCTGATACCAATAGTCGTCATGCGGTGCCCTCGAAACAGCCTGCGGGCCACGTCGGGGGAATGTCCGCTCCTGCAATCGCACCTTGCGTGTGTATCGTTTCATCGCATCCCCACCCCATGGTCTTCGTAGTAGGATCGCCGCTCGGGCTGCCGTGCGTGCAATGACGCGCGTCCGAAGCCCATCACCAGAGCAACGATCGGGTCAATCCGCTCGCTACTCTTTTTCTTGTTTGGTTTGATGTTCCCTGCGGCGTCCATTTCGGCCACGACGTTTGATGCAGCCCAACGCAAGACCGGATTGCCACCGGTGTCCAGCGTGCCGTCGATGATCGCCGCCTCCAAGTCTTTAGTAGGCGACGACATGCTAACATAGCCTTGGCGATGCTCGAACACTGTAAGACCATCGCCGTCGAGTTGTTGAAGCAACTGCGGCGCGCCCCACGGATCGGTCGCAATCTCGCGAATGTCATAGATCTTCCCCAACTCGTTGATGTCGCGGCGAATCACGTCATAGTCGACCGACGGGCCGGGCGTCGTGTCGATCCAGCCCTCGCGAATCCACTGCAAGTAGGGCACCCGGTCGTTCTTCTGTCGCTTCGTCGCGCCGTCCTGGGGCACCCAAGTCTTGACGATGGTGCGCCATCCATGGTCGACAAAGCGGTCCTCACCCTTTGGGGACTTGAACACCATCGCCAGGCACGTCAGGTCCAACCGGCTCGAAAGGTCCAGGCCACACCAGCACGGTCGGCCCTCCAGGTCGCTCGGGCTGATCGTCGCCGGGCAGGCGTCCCACGCGGTCATCGACAGCCATCGCACGTCCTGCTCAGTTCGGATATTCAAGTGCAGTCGCTTGAACGTGTTCTCATAGGCCGGGCTGTCCTGGGCTCGCTTGCATTCGCGGGCCAAGTAATCTTCCGACACCGAAACGCCGTAGTTCGGGTTGGCCTTCGCCCAGACTTCCGGGTCGGTCCAATCGTCGTCAATGCTCGCCTCGTAGATGACCGGCAGAAACGCGGCGTCTTCGAGAATCCCGTCGCGGACCTTCGAGGCATAGTCGTGTTTGTCATTGCAGATCGAGCCCTCGCGCTCGTAGTCGCTGGTGGTCAAATGCACGACCAACGGCTGTTTGCCCTTGATCGCCGTGCCGGTCATCAGCACGTCGGTAAGCTCGGCCGACTTGTGGGCATGTAGTTCATCATTAATGACCAAGTCGGGGCGTAGGCCGTGCTTGGTGCCAGCCTCGGCGCTGAGTGCCTTGTAACTGCCGTTGCCGACGACGACCGAGTTTTGATAGATCGTCGCCGCCTCTTCCATATTCGGTTCGTCGGAGATCATCCGCTTGACGTCGCCAAAGACAATGCGGGCCTGATCGCGGTCGGCCGCCGCGCTGTAACATTGCAGCCCGAGGTGGGCGCGTAAGAAGAGTGAACCGCAAATCAACGTGGCGGCCAGCGAGGTCTTGCCGTTTTTCCGGGGGACAAAGACAAAACACTCGCGGTATCGGCGGGACCCGTCGGGCCGCTTCCAGCCGTAGAGGTTCCCGATGATTGCTTTTTGCCACGGCTCCAAGAGGAACGGTACGGGCTGTCCGTCGTCGCCGGGCCGGGTACAACACTCCTCTACGAAATCAATTTCCATCTGCGCAGCGTCGGCATCGAACCAGCAGTCACCGGCCGTCGCAAACGGATCGTAGCCGGGTATCAGCCGGATCGTCCGTTGCAGGTCCAGATTGATCGTCGGGGCGTCGGTCGCCAAAGCTCTACTCTCATTACGACGGACCTCCGACCGTCAGTCCTCCGAATACCAATAGCAGGCAGGCGGCCCGGAGGAAGCCGCTTTTCGGTTGCGAACCTAGCCCACCACTTTGAAGAATCGTTTCTTCGGATCTTCCTTTTCAACTTTCACCGCTTGCACTCGCCCCCGACTGCTCGGGGTAATGCCGAGTTCGGCCGCGAAGGTGTTCATTTGACGAAGTGAATCGTTCAGGATGTTCGCCGCCGGGTTCTTGAATTCCTTGCCTTTGGCATCCTCCAGGAGCAAACCACGATCTTCGACCAACGCGAACGCCTCCATATGCATTTGCCACGCCACGCAGAAGCCGGCAAGCGTCGATCTCGCCTCATGCGTCAATGTTCCCGCCGCCTGCAACCGCTCTGCCAATCGGTCCCACTCCTTGCGCGCCTCGCCGGTGATGTGCGCAGGACACTCGGGGATCGCCGGTTCGTACTCGGGCGGATTCTCTTCATGGGTCGGCCGTTTCTTGCTGCCGTCCTTCGTCCGCTGCTCCGGTGATTTCGGTTTTCGCCCTCTCATCGCTCGCTCATATCGGAAATCTCAATTTCGGCCCCGCGTGCTCAGAGG